GCAAAAGTATATCTCTCACCCTTAGTTACTTTTGTTACCCCATGTACAAACTTCTCATTTGATGGAAAAACTAAAAGAGTATTAGCTTTTGGCTTATAACTCCAGTCAAGTTTTGGAAAATATATTTCTCCGCCCTCATATAAATCATTAATATAGTATATTGCAGACCATGTTCTAAATGATGTTGGATGATTAGTCTGATCACCATCAGGCCAAGAGTTATCTGAATGAACAGTCATCTCTCTTCCTGTTTCCCATCGAGTTAACTCTGTGTTATCTGGAAAATGCAGTTCTCCAGTATATTCATGAATTAACTGTTGTCCTAAAAACCTACAAAGATTCATATAAGATTTAAAAGTAAATCTAACTTCATTTTGAGAATCTAAGAGTTTAAAGGGAATAGTTCTCCCTCTAAACTCTTTGATAGTTTGAGCTTTTGTAAAATACTGATTATTGAATAAATGTTTATTTTGATCTAAAAATCTACAAAGATTAGACCAGTGATACTCACTATCAAAGACTTCTCCTCTGATAATAATATTATTTAAACACTCAGTTCGTTCATCACCAGTTATAGGTTTTAACTGATAAGTTTTAGCCTCGACCAATTATCTTTCCTACATCACCTTCAAAAGTGTAACTCCCAACATGATTGAGTTTAGTACTTGGATCTAACCAAATTTCTCCTCCGAGCTTTTGCCAACGACGACAAAAAGTATAGTCTTCAGAGAGATAACGATTATCATCAGGATCTAACCAAGTATCAAATAAAGCATAACAATACTTGTTAAACTTTGGATCAATATTAGAGTCATTACGATAGTGAAGTTCTGGATAAGCTTGCATCATTTTTTCAAAAACTTCTCGCTTTACTAAAAAGAACCCTGTTGAGGCATCTAAAACTTCAACAGCACCGTTTTCAACACGTACTTGTTTCTTTTCAATATCTTTAAACTTAAAATTAATAGCATATTGAACTGGTAAAGCTTTTTTAGGATATGCTGCAGCCATAATAGGTTTGTCATATGCTAATGCTCGAAGAATTGAATCTGCATCAAACTCGATATCAGAATCAATAAACATGAGATGCGTACAGTCAGATTCCATAAACATTGCTGTAAGAATATTTCTTGCACGAGTAACAAGTGATTCATTACGAAGAGTTGTAACTCTAAAGTTGATTCCATGTCTCATGAGTGTTTGAGAAGCACGAAACATAGATAAAAAGAATTGATCCGTTAGCATTCCACCATAACAAGGAGTTGCAAAAAATATATTATGCTTTCTAAGAGCTTCTAAATCAATTGTTGCTTGATTACCTTCAACGGCTTTGAAGGCACCGAAAGAGCGTTCTTTCGGTGCTTCTGTGCCATTAGCAGGTTTCATATCTGCTAAAGATTTTTTCATTAGGCTAAATCATCCACGTCTTCTACAGGCTTGAATTCGTCGGAAACATCTCCCGCGAAGTAAGAAGTGTTTTGTAACAACCACTCTTTTTGTTCATCATAAGTTTGACGCTTATAGATTTTTGAAAGATCAAATAGTTCAAGCTCTTTTTCCGCATCTGTAAGAGGTGCGTTGTTACGAGCTGGAATGATTGAGTACTTAACGTTTTGTGGTAGAGGTCCTGTCTTTTCTTTTTTAATGGTAATGTCATAACCATTACTTGGATCTGCAGGATTACCGTAGTCTGGATTTGTTGCGTAATCTACAATCTGTGAATAGATTGTGGCTCTTAGATCAAATAGCTTAATTGAGCCGTCTGAACGGTCAATTACATTACACACATAAGAGAATTGTGGCTTATCAGAATAGATAGCTTCGTCAATTTCTTTGAAAGGGTCTTGAGCAGAATTATCAAAAGATTCTGTCTCACGTGAGAATTGAAGACACTCAACAGGCATTTTTTTACCTTCTTTTGTTACTACCCAATAGCAGTAACGAGGCATTACATCACCCACTAAACGTACTTTAGTGTCACCAACACCCAGTGTTAGTCTTTCAATTTCTCTTCGTTGATTAGAGCCAGAAGATTGTTTTCCTTTGGCTTGATCCCATGCGACCATAGTTGTTTCTCCTTTGTTGTTCGTAAGAACTTAAGTGTAGGATTTCCTCGACTCCGAGGACTCAGGTAAAAAATATATTTTATCGCCTTTTGTTTTAATATAAGGATTCATTAAATCTTTTCTTATATAAGTTTTTGCAATGTAATCTTGCTTTTCGCTTATTCGCCTCATTGATAACATTTGCAAATATTCTGTTTTCTTTAAAATATTAACATTATGAGTTAAAAACCAAGGGTTTACAAAGTAACTCATAGGCTCTTGTGTTTTATAATGACACTCTAAACCTTTTTCAGTTTGTTCTAAAATACCAGCTGTAAATAGATGAATTGGTATGTGATTTATTTTAAGTGCGGTCATTAATCCTTTAGTTGTTCTTGGATTATACAATTTTGTTTGTGCAAAGGTCAAGATAAGAATGGCCGCTTGATCCTTTCTTGCCTTTGACTCGATTTCGTACCAATTAAAGTATGTAATATCCACGTTGTTTATACCATTCAAGACGTTTAGTTTGCTGGCGGGCTACAATACCCCCTGATAACCAAAAATCAACAATCATAGGAACTTGTTTATCAGGGTGCTCCCGTATGATACGACCAACTCGTTGTTCAAGCTTAATAGGATTGTTAGAAGGGCAAGTAAGATACAATGTATCCAGCCGATGACAACTAATACCTTCATCAAAGAGCTTAGTCGATAACACAGCTTTATATTTTCCTCCAACATTATCCAAAACATCTTTTCTTGTTGATTCATCTGATTCTCCTATCAGGCATACACTATCAGGTATTAACTCTTGTAAATCTTTTAACATTTGAACTCGTTCTCCTAATATAAGTGGACAACGACCAGTGACTATCTGACTTTTGGCAAAATTAGCGATAGCTTTCAAGTAATCTTTGTTAGCGCAAAGTTTGTTCAACTGGCGCGACCAATCTCTTTTCGGATCAATTACTGGAAACCTAAAATCAGTACGTTTAATTTGAACTACTGGATCTTGTAACTGTCTTGGGTCACGAGCCTCTACCATAAAAGGTGAAAAATAATCTGCAAGATACACATGTTTTCCGTCTTTACGTTTCGGGGTGGCTGAAATGCCAATTTTTATCTTTGCGTTTAGTGCGTTTAAAGCTGTTGAAAACATTTCAGCAGGACAAAGATGAGCTTCGTCTACAAGTATTGTTGAGAAAGAATCTTCAAGCTCATCTCGGCGATTATAAATAGATTTATAGATTCCTACAGTTATATCTTGAACATCAAATAATCCATCTCCGATTTTTCCTATTTTAGCTGATGGAAGTTGTCGTTCAAGTTCTTCAATCCATTGTCTAAATAGTAGCTTTGTATGAACCATAACAAGAGTTTTAGTATTGTTTTTAGATATGATCTCACAACCAGTAAAGGTTTTACCCCACCCACAAGGAGCTTGTAAAATACCAGAACGGGCACGTCCTCGTGAAAAAAACTTATCTACAACTTCTTGCTGTTCCCACCGTAAGGTCCCAATAAAATCATGTGATTCATCCATTTGAACAAAATTTCTGTCATCTTCTATCTCATCCCATTCAAGTTTGTGATAAGAGTTTGAAGGTACAATGTAGTGCTCATCATCTTCTTCTATTGTAGATAACCATTCATCACCATTGTCATACGTGTATAAAGATAATAGTTGATCCTCATCAAAAACATCTTCTTTTTTGATGTATATCTTTTCAGCTAAATATATCTTTTTTACGTGAGCTTTATTCATAATATAACTTTATCATCTCCGCCAGCAGGTACTTTTACTACAACTATTTTATAGTCAGTAATACCAATCATATCATTTATATCGCCTTTCTCAAAAACGATAATATCACCTTTTCTACACCTTCTGTTGCCTGCCATTACTATACCTTCAGTTATAAGAACTATTTCAGTACAACAAGTATGGTAATGTGGTAAGCAGATATTTTTCTCTACTTCATCATAACAAATCTCAAACTGATCAGTTTGAATAATTGCTTCTGGATAGTTTCCTATAAACCAACCTCTTGATCCTACTTCATTATCTTTATAAAATTTCATACTGATATACTTTTAATATTTTTAACCTCATCTGTTATTTCAAAAGGATACCACTCTTCATTAATAAAAACTAAGGTCATAAATAACGTATCATTTTTATTAAAATCAAGTGTTTCTTTGGTAGGCATCGTAAAAGGATAAGATATACCTTTTACAAATATATGCGATCCTCTTGTTTTTAAAATAGGACGACTTTTAGCTTTTAAGTTTTGTCGCTCAGATAAGTCAAAAGGTTTTGCGTTGGCATCCATACCCCATTTTACTTTACTAATTATAAGTTGTTGTAGATTGGCACATGTAACATCAAATTTTATTCTTTGGGTCATTTGCGCTAAACGAGCAAAGTAGTCACCTTGTAGAGACTTATCATCTACGGTTTCGCGGTGACTATCTTTATGTCTTATTACATATATCTTTGTTAGATCATAAGAGATTGCATAAGGTTTTTCTAATAAACCAAAGAAAGGATATGTAATACCATCAAATTTCGTCAAGCTCACCCCAGCTCGGACCTACTTCAAAATCTACCTTAATAGGACAACCTGGAATTGTTAGTCCACGATCTGTTTGAATACAACGACGAGCATTTTCAATATATGTGTCAATTAAGTCTTCTCTTACTTCAGCTACAATAGAGTCATGCACTACTGTAAAAGGTAGAATTGCTTCAAGATAGTCATTATCTTCAATCCATTTAATTAAATCAATCACACCAAGTACATTAATATCAGAAGCAACAGATTGAACTAAGAAATTTACACCAGAACGAATTGCGTGTTTTGCTACGCCTTGATTTGGTGATTTAGCTTCAGGCAGTCTGCGTTTGCGACCAAAGAATGAATAGATGAACGCATGATTTTCAATCTGTTGGTTTGACGAATCAATAAACTTTTTAAGCATTTTTGCTTCTGAAAAGTATTTATTGATAAACTGTTTAGATTGTGGAACAGAGATTTCTTCACCAGGCTTTGCATCTTTATTAACAGTTTCTGCAATTTTTGCAGGACCAGCTTGGTACATAATACCAAAAGTAATAGCTTTAGCGTATTGTCGCTCATTTGGGTGAAGTTTTTTTACTTCATTTACTGCTTCTGGTAAATTAAACATCTGTTTCGCTACATAAGAGTGGAAATCGAGCTTATCAATAAACGCTTTTTGTAAAAACTCATCACCACTCAGCATAGCAGCATAATACACTTCAGCAGTTCCAAGGTCACATTGAATTATTTTGTATCCTGGTCGTGCTCTGAATAGTTTTTTGATGTCTTTGTTATCTCGTGGAATATTCTGATAGTTAAGGTTTCCACTACTCGAAAGACGTCCAGAAGTAGTACCATGAATATTAAAACCAGAACGAAGCCTACCATCTTTATCTACTCCATTTCTAATGTTAGAGATATAAGTTCCTGCAAGTTTAGTTTTTTCTCGAAGGTCAAGAATTGCATCTGCAAGAGGGTGTCCCATGTTTGCAAGAACTTCTTTATCAGTTGAAGGAGCACCTGTTTCTGTCTTTTTTGTTACTTTCATATTTAAGATATTAAAGAACAGTTCTCGAAGATGATAAGTAGAGTTTGGATTAAAGTCTTTTCCTTGAGTACGTTCAAAACGCTGAACTGCATCGCTCATCATAATTTCTTCAAGACACTCTTCCATATCAATTGTATATTGTTCTGTAAGATAGGTAACTTGTTCTATTTCAATCGGACCACCATTCTTCTCAAGACGCTTCATTGCATGAGTAGCTGGTAAAAGGATTGTAGAATATAGTCGATTAAACTCTTCACTCTTATCAACAAGAGGTTTAAACTTCATATACAACTGAAATGTTGCATCAGCATCTTTACAAGCATACGGAGCAAGAATATCACTTGGCAACATACCATAGTTAAAGTCTGCTAGTTTTACTTTGTTTTTACGTGCCCAAGACTTTTTGTAGTCATCAAGCTCACGTTCATAATCTCCAAGATCTGTAAACCGTAGGGCAAGAGGCTTAAGCCCGTGAGTACCAACAGCTTCTTCGAGACAATAGTGAAGTAACATTGTATCTTCATAATCAGGAAATTCAAACCCAAGCTCTGTTTCCATATAGTTTGTATCAAACTTTGAGTTGTGAAAAATACACTTACGATTCTTAAATAAGTTGTGGAACCACTCTTTGTGCTTATAAACAAGCTCGCTTGAAACATACAAACCTTGATGAGGACGGGTTGAGATAGCAATACCAAGAATAACACCTGTATGTGGAGATACAGAGGTAGTCTCAATATCAACTACAAGTGTTGTAGCATCATCAAGTTCTTGTGTGTATTTATCTAACTGACTTTGTGTCTCAATAAAACAATAGTCTTTTTCATGAGATTGCAAATCTTCACCGTCTAACAATTTTGGAATCTGTGAGAATGCACGTTGAATCTCGTCTTCCATTTGCGGTTTGATAATAGTAATATTTGGATGCATAATTGGAAGATACTTTTTCTCAATAAAAACTCCGTTATACTTTTGGATACCAGTCATACCTGCTACATACTTAAGCGCATCAGCACCGACTGGACACAAAATCTTGTACCCATCTAATTCACTCATATCAAGATCTAAATCTTTTTTTAGAATCTTTTCTTTTGAACCAGAGTGTAGAAACTTGGTATCATACTCTACACCCTTTAAATATTTATCAATAACCTTATTAGGATCTTTTTCTGCCGCACTTGCGAACACAAAACATACTTCACTCATTTAAGAAACGCCTCCGCTTGTCTTTGATTTAATTCACCAGGATCTGTACCGATTGGTAGTTTAATATTTCTTGAATAGATGTCACGAGAAGATAGAGCATCAGCAATTTTACCAGCAGCCATCTGACCTGGAGCATCTGGGTCCATTAAAATATCAACCCGTGTTACACCAATACGATCAAGAATTTCAAGTTTTTTCCGACTAAAGTTAGACGCTCCAAAGATACAAAGAGTATTTTTATATCCCAGTTGCCACATATTTAACATATCAAATATACCTTCAACTAAGATTACATAGTTTGTATTTTTAATTTTATCTAAAGGAAAAACAACATCTGACACAGACGCACCTTGCGGTCTGCGGTAGTATTTTGCTTTACCTGAAATCATTCCTGCATATCTTCCTTCTATGAATTTTAGTTTACCAAATTGATAGACCGGTATGCAAATATAATCTTTCAAACCCAACTGTTGAGTTGTAAAAGTTTGAAACTCTTTCATTACACTTCCTGAAATGCCTTTGAACTCACCTGTAAAAAGGTGTCTCTCTGTTGGAAGCTGTATTTCATCTTGTTCAACAACTTTACGAAGTTTATCTTTTAGTTTCTTAATTTTATAAGGTTGTTTACTATCAACGTCTAAACGAATAGTCTCACCAATTGAGGTCATAAACTTTGTGATTCCACCAGAGAATCCACAACTCCAACAGTGGAAAATATTTTTCTCAAGGTTGTAGGATAGACTCGGAGACTTATCGGTATGTTCTCCACTTGTACATGAGATTAATATCTCTTCTGGATTATTTGTACGTCTATACTCAATGCCACGTGCATTTAAGAGATCAACTAAATCCATTAAACTTCCCACTTCAAATGTTCTAATACAGCTGTTTTCGCACAATCCACATAATCTCTATCTTCTTCG